AGGCATTTAAATCAAGTTGAAAATTGGTGCAAAATTAAGTTTGTGGCAATTTATAAAAGCAAGTTTTGATGTTGCTTATCAGAATATAAAATCTCAGGTAGAAGTGTCGGAAAGTACAAGGTTTGCAGGTGACAATAACGCTAAACTTATAGGAGGAGGTTATGCTAAACTTGTAGGTAGTAACTATGCTGAGCTTATAGGAGGAGGTTGTGCTAAACTTGCAGGTGGTAAGTATGCTAAACTCATAGGTGGTGACTGTGCAACGCTTGCAGGTGGCGCTTGGGCTAAGCTTATAGGGGGTGATGATACTGACCTTGCAGGTGGCGATTGTGCTAAGATTGTGGGTGGTAATGGTGTAACACTTGCAGGTGGTTATGATGCTATAATCGTAGGTGATAACGGTAGTGTAGCTAAAGGCAAAAAGGATCTATAATTGTGCTGGTTGAAAGAAATGATAATATGAACATTGTTAATTTTAAAGCCGTTCAAGTTGATGGAGAGGAAATTAAGGAAGATGTCTTATATAAGCTCGAAAACGGTGAATTTGTAGAGGTGGAATGAAATCTACAACTATTGAAAAATATTTGAAAAATGAATGTATAAAGGATAGTTTATAAGGAGGATTAAAGTATGGATATATCAAAAATACAGAAGATATACAACGATATTGATCGGGTAATCAATTCTTCAATGCTGGATAAATATGGAACTATCGAAGATATTTTTACATCTTTGTGTGGGCGTTATGATGAGATGTCGATTTTTGAGTATGCTGTTAATGTCTTGATTAGTCTGGACAAAGGACGTTTTTATCGAAAAAATCTTGAAAGGTATATGGACATATTTTGCGGTAACGCACAAATGGTAAAGGCATTGCTAAATAAGCAAGGAGAAATTATAAAACAGTATCATGATTTTCAATTAAAATGGATGGCTGCACACGGTTATTCTCTAATAGATTTTTTAAGTAAAATTAACGATTGTTATGAGGAGTTACAGGCAAAAGAGCCAGTGTTTGAAGGTTGTCTTTACGATAAGACTCTTGATATTTGGGATGCATTTGATTTGTTTGAAGATACAGGGTTTAAAGGTGGAATGGTTTATCCTTGCTTTGATGAATGGTTAGACAATGAATGTACAGAAGATGACGACTAAAAATAAAACCGATATTTTAATGCCGATAAAGAAAAAGGAGTGTGTAAAGTGGACAAGATAGAGAGCATGTTTAGTGTTAATGGTTATAATGAAGATGCTGACACATATGTACCCTACGGATTGTTTGGAACATATATCGAAGCCAAAACTCATCTCAATACATTATATTGCCCTTGCTGAGAAAAGGTTTACTCACAAACAGGAGAACAAAAGAACCGATAGATTGGCTTAACATTGTGGAAAATAATAAAATATTAGCGAGTTTCACTTGAAATATTGTTGATATTATGATATAATAAAGGAGAATACAAAATGAGACAATATACAATTGACGATGCAAAACGGTTGATAACTGATTTTTGCGAAGAAGAATATGGAACAGAGAATGTTGACTTTTCAAACCTTGAATGTATCGGTATTGCCTATACAACAACAGAAGATGAACGGTTTGAAATCCAAACAAACATTGATTTGATACACAATACAATGGATACGATGATTGGCATATGAGTATGTCGAATTGGTAAAACATAAGGAGGATATAATATGCTGTTAAGACCAAAATATTTGTCAAATGGCAACGCTTGTATTGATTATAAGAACGGTGTTGTGATTCTTACAGTCATCGACAAGGCAAGCGGTCATGAGTATACAGTGGATATGTATGGAATTGACCGAAAAACTTTCAAAAATGGTGATTGGCAAACACTATTTGAAAAAGTAAAGGAATGGCAAATCTGGAAAAACAATAAGGCATTAGATTTCACAGATGGTTTTGCTTTAACTTACGATACAGACAATTGCGAGATAGTCTTTGTTGAAAGGAAAACTGGTGACACACACACATATATATATAGACCTTGCCCAGATGGGAAAGGATATTGTACAATCACAGGGGAAGACGAATGTGATGGTTGCAAGCTTAATGCAGGGTACGATGGCTATGGTGTTAGACCTTGTGGACAACAACACTGCTGGTGGGGTTGTGTTTTCTGTACAGAGAATCACTATTCTTATCGAGAGCCATTTGAAGATAGCAAATAAAATGGAGGTATACAAAATGAAAAAAGTATATGAAGTAAGAATGGAAAATTGGGAATATCGCAACCGTAAAAATAATCTTACTACAAAACAACTTGCCGACCATGCGTGCTACTGCGGAGGTAATTGTTTAGGCGATACTTATAATGTTATCGGCAGATTTAACACTTTAGAGGAGGCTCGAAAGTTGTTTGAATCTTCAAAAGATAAGTGTACAACAACTTGGGGATTGGAGCATGGACTTCATACATACACTTATGATGTGTTGTACATCCAAAGCATCCCTCTTAATGAGGATGATGAAGAGGATTATGATGCGGATGCAGAGTGGGAAATTTGGGATATTTATGTCGCAGAATTAGCTTAACAATTAGAACAAGTACAAAATTTAGATCGGAGGCGACCATATGATGAATGATTCTCAAAGCATTAATGACATTTTAACTTCTATCTTTAAAAGTGTAGTGAAAAAACAGTGTGAGGAGGAGTGAACAAATGAAAGCTAACGCAAAAATAACTATTTCTCGTAATATCAATAATATAAATCAAATTATTATATCTATTACAGATGATGACTTTAAAAAAGATATTGACATTTTAATTGCTCCCGAACAGTTTGCACTCGCATTAACAGGTTTAGGCTATCAAGATTGCATTATTGACAGGCAGTAATAATTGTTGAGTACTAATCTACGGTTGAAGAAATAAAGGCAGATACTATTATTAACTAATATAGCGGGGGATATTTATGAAAAGATATGATAAAAACTATGAGGTAATACGGTTGCAATTTGATGATAGTGGGTTAATTGGTAATTCTAATTTTGAAGTGTTACCAAACTCTGAAATCATTGCTGTCAAAGATATTACTTCAATGCA